CGATGCGCCGGAGTGCGATCGCCGCGCCGCGGTCCTTGCCTGCGATGGCGTCGATCTGCGGGCCGGTGAGGCTGACGAATTGCGCACCAGACATGGTCAGTGCCTCAGAGGCGACAGGGTCGCCTCGAGTCGGAGGAACGCGAGGTGCGCGTCAGACGTGCCGCGAAAGCGTTGAATGCGGGTGTTGCTCCACCGACCCTGTCGGCGCCACTGCAGCCGACGGGTGCGGTCGCCGAGCGCGCCGGCGCTGATGACGTCGTCCTGCGACCACGCCGTACCGTCGAGGCTGTACGAGGTGGCGATCGACGGAGACGCGCCGAGAGCAACCCGGCCAGGGAGCGCCACGAGCTCAAGCATGTCGATAACCGCGCCGCGACCCTCGTTGTAGAGCATCGTCGTCGAGAACTCCCAGCGCACCGGAGAGCCCCACTGCGTCGAGATCGTGTCGTCGGCGTAGCCGTACTGCGCGACGACGCTGTCGCCGCACCACCAGCGGTCGTAGGCCCAGCAGAAGTGGCGCGCGCCGTAGGCGCTGAAACCGACAAGCGTCGACACGAGCGCGATCCACACGGGTTTTTTGACGGCCTTGGACGCGATGGCGTCAAAGACCAGCGTTCGGTCTGGGAGGTGAATCAAAAGCGCCTGCCGCCCGGTGTCGTTTCGCGATTCCATGACGACGGACGCGAGCTGCGCGGTCGTGAAGCCCGAAAGAAGCTGGTCGACCTCTTCGCTGCTGATTTTCGTGACGCCACCGCCGGCAGCAATCCACACGCAAGGTTGCTCGTTGCGCCCGCCGCCGATGAAAGCGATCGCCTCTTGGTAGAGGCAGCATGCGTGCGTTCCGACGGCGCCTTTGGGCACCTGCTGCCCTTGAAGGACGCCGAACGCGAATGGCACCGTTGCGACGTCGTCGTAGACCTCGATCGTCTCGCCACCGACGACGTGAATCTGGTTGCGCAGCACCATGAGCGCGGTGATGCCGTCGGGTGACGACTCGGGGTCCGCGAATGCCAGCGTGGGCCATGTGAACGGGTCGTTGAGCGCGCTGTGCCGGAAGATGACGCCGTCAGTGACGACGAAGTAACTGTCGATCCACGCGACGTCGACGACGACGCCAACGTCGGCGTCCGTGACCCGCGTCAGCGTGCTGCCGTCCCAGATCCAAAGCGCGCCGCCGCTGGCGATGGCCAGGTGCGTGAAGCCGTAGACCATGCGCACCGGGCCGCCGTCGGTGATGTCGCCGATGTGCGTGCGAACGCCGGTCGGCGAGATGGTCGACAGCGACGTGCCGAGAACCATATAGAGGCCGGCGCGCCAAACAATCGAGCCGCGGATGACGCCGGGGGCCTCACCAGCGAAAACGAGCCCATCGGCCGGGCGCAGGTAGCCGTTGCTCACGCCTGACGGCGTCGAGATGGCAACCATGTTCACCGGGAACGATTCGCGGACGTCGGGTCCGCCGTCGGTGAAGATGCCGGACAGGATGGGGATCTGGACCATCGTGTCAGCCGATTTTCCAGACGGAGCCGTTGTAGAAGACCGGGACGACGTTGGCGCCGCCGGCGATGGCGTCGGCGTTGAACGTGGTGCTGTTGGCGTTGCTCACCATCCCGCGCATTCCGGTGACTGCACCACCGAGCGCCGTTGCCTGAGCTTCCACGGCCGCGATGGTCCCGACGGGGCTGATGGTCGGCAGAATAAATGTACCGCCGCTGTAGCTGTTGCTCGTCCCCATCGTCTTGTTGGAGACGGTCTGCACGCCCGTAATCGTCGCAACGACGTCGTTGCCGACCTTCACGGTGCCGGTACCTTTGGCCACCAGCGTCAGGCCGATGTTCGCGTCGGCGCCGGCGACAGAGACTTGCGGCGACGACGTCGTCTCGCGGTTCACGACCATGACGTGATTCACCGCGGCCACATCGCCAGCGGACAGCGACAGCACGGTGTTGCCGTTGATGTCTTTGATGCTGTTGGTTGGGTCGGTGACTGTGATCGTCGAAAACGTCGACGTCGCGCCAAGGCTCTGCGCGACGCAGTACCAAGTCGACGACGACGACGAGAACCGCAGAGCGAAGAAGCCGTTGACCCCGAGGCCCGCCGGAGCACCGGCGACGGTGGCGCCGTTGCCGGCGACGGTCAGCGTGGTTAGAGCCAGCGACGACGTCACGACGATCTGCTGGCCATCGAAGCAATCGGCCAGCGCCGGCAGCGTGATCGTTCCGGCCGCGAACGTTCCTGTCGGCGAGATGATCAACCGGATGCTGTTCGTGCTGCTCGCCAGCGAGATTGTGTAGCCCGACGACGTCGGCGCGGCCGTGACCGTGACAAAGTCCGGCGATGCAAAGTTGGCCTGAAGGAACGCCAGCAACTGACCGAGTGATGCGCGGTAGGTCGCGCCGCTCTGGCCGGCAGGCGAGACGGGAATCTCTGCGCTCGACGTGAGCGCCGACGTCTGCAGCGGAAGCTCGGAAATGCGTGTCATTGCGGCCTCAATCGAAGTTCAGGATGGAATCGCTGCCGACGGTGATGCCGGGGTCAGGCTGCGGCGTGAAAGGCGAGCGGCTCAGTCCCGCGCGTTGGCCCCCTGCGCCGCGCGGAACGCCACCAGGGAGGCGCTGGCGCGACGTGGTGACGGCGAGGGTGCGCAGCGTGTCGAGGCCAGCCTTGGCGCTCTTGAGCGTCAGGCCCGAGGGCTCGCGCCCGAACTGCGGCGCAATCTCGAGAGCGAGATTCGCGACGACGGCACGGACGGCGCTCGACTTCAGGTTGCTGTCGGCGGCGAGGTCGACGGCGTCATCGGCGGGGATTGGGTAGGCGAGGTGCAAGCCGTCGCCGTCCCACGAGGCCATCATGGCGTCGAGGCGACGGCACACGTCGGCGAGTTCTTCGGCCGTGGCGTCGGTGTCGCGCTGGACCACGCCGAGTTCTTTGAGAGCCGCGAGAACAAGCTGGCGCTTGGACCAAGCCATCAGGCCATCGCCTTTGCGATGCGCTCAGCCAGCAGGCTGTCGCCGGTGCGGCCATCGAAGCGCACGCCGAGCGACGCGGCCTGTTGCTCGAGCTCGGCGCGGGTTGGTGCGTCGTCGTCGGACAGAGAATCGAGGGCCGTCGNTGCCGACACCTCGTTGCCCTCCAGCACCTCGACGAGCAACGGACCCGGGCCGGCGACGGCCTCGGGCATCGTCGCGCACCAGCCATCGGCAAGCGCAGCGGCGAGGGCAGCGCCGTCGACGATGCCTTTGCTTTCGTAGGTCTTGCCCGAGGGGCCGTAGTGCGGGCCGGGGCAGCGATAGACGATGGTGGGGAAAGACACGGTGGAACCTCGCAGAAGAAAGAGGCCCACCGCCCGCCGAAGCAGGCGATGGGCGCAAGGCCGATCAGCTGCGGCGGTAGCTGATGAACGTGTTGGCCGCGGTCCGCACGGTGCGGAAGACGGCCGAGGTCCCGGTGGCGACGGCGGCGGCGCCGACGATCGTGTGGCCGGCAGCGGCGGTCACGGTGAACGCGTTGGCGCCCGTCGCAATGACCGACCAGTCGAGGTATTCGTTGACGAGCCAGCTCGACGCCGCGTCGAGCACGGTGCCGGTCGGCAGGGTGCCGGCGACAGCAGCGGCGGTCGTCGACGTCGTGGTGCCCGAGAGGATCATGGCCGCGGTCAGCGGGCCGGTCACGTTGAGGACGCCGGGCGTGATCTGCACGCCAGCGTTGGCGCGCGACTGCTTGACGGTGGCGTTGACGCCGACTTCGTAGAGGGTGTCGACGCCGCCCGTGGCCTGCACGACGAGGGTGGCGCCGGCGGCGAAGACGGCCGAGACGAACATGGCCGCGAACGCGGGCTGCTCAGTGATCAACGCGAGCGTGGGCGCCTGGTTGGGGTTGCCGGCGCTCTGCTGAAACACCTGGTAGCCGCCCTGCGAGAAGACGGCGATGCCAGCAGCGGCCGGGATGACGACGGTGGCGGTGCCACCGGGAGGGACGAGAAGGGACATGCGTGACTCCTGAAGTGAAGAGGTGAAGAGAGAGAAGAGGGGACAGACGAGGGCGCCCGCTTAGGCGCCCTCGTCGTCGAGGTCAGGTCTGCGAGAACATGATCACGCCGGTCATCTGCGGCTGCAGATTCACGACGCCGTAGAGGACGTCGACGCGGTACTTGATCTGCCCGGTGTTGATGTCGGCCGCTTTCTGCATGACGAGCTCGATGCCCTGGTCGGTGCTGCCGCGGATGACTTCGATGCCGGCGTTCTCGGGGAGCGCGATCCTGCCCGGCAGGATCTCGATCGAGTCCTTGCACCAGAACGGGTTGAGCGCGCCGACCACGGTGTTGAGGAACACGATGGCCGAGTTGCTGGCGAGCGTGGCGCCGACGACGTTCTGGTACTGCAGTTCGGCCGGGGTCGCGCCCTGGCCGCTGACGATCGGGGGGCAGATGACCAGCGTGGTCGCCGACGCCACCGAGATCACGCGGAAGGTCTTGAGCGACCCCGTGCTCTGCTTGGTGATGTGGTGGCACGCCTCGAGGCCGGCGATGGTGAAGGCGTCACCGGCGGCGACGCTGGTCGTCGACGAGATGGTGATCGTCTGGAAGCGGTTGTCGACGTTGCCTTGTTCGCCCGTGGTCGCGGCGCTGGTCGCCTTCGGGGTGTAGAAGTTGGCTCCGGCGACGAGGGTGTTGATGGTCAAGCCAGCGCCGCCCGCGGCAGCGGCCTTGCGGTTGGCGTAGTCGAGCTTGTAGGTGTCGATGCCGGCGAGGCTGCCGACGAACGCCGCGCGCAGCGCCTTGTCGGAGATCTCGTTGCCGAAGCTGCGCGACGCCTTGGAGAGCTCGCCAGCCATCGCGTTGTAGTCGCGGGTCGACAGCGCAAGGTTGCGGTCGCCCATCGGGATGCCCTGCTCATTCAGGATGGCTTCCACGGCGGCGACGTCGTCGAACCCGGTCGCAGCGGCCGAGCGCTTGACGAACAGCGAGCCCTGGTTCGACACGACGTCGAGGATCGAGCGGTTGATGTCGCTGGCGAGCTTCTGCTTGGCAGCGTCGCCGAGACGTCCTTCCTGCAGCGCGTCGCGCAGCTCGGTGTCGCTCATCTGCCACGGCGAGGACTTGCGGAAGCCGATCGTCGAGGGAACAGACAGCTGCGTCTGGTTGGCGAAGTTCAGGGTCTGGTCGGGGCCATCGAAGCTGCGCGCGATGTACGGCTGAGGGCGCCAGAACACGTCGTTGGTCCTGGCCATCATCGTCTGATCGGAGGCGTGCTTGCGCACGAGCTTGCTCAGGACGAGAGCATCCTCGAAGCCTTCGAGCATGTCGTCGAAAGCAACTTTTTCTTCTTTGCTGAACGCGTTTGCCATGGGTCATTTTCCTTTTTCGCGCTGCTGCCGTTTGTAGGCGACGATCTTTGAGCGATCGCCGGACTTGTCGGCTTCAGCCTCGAGACGTTTGAGGTGGGCATTGCCGTCCGGGGCGCCACCGCCGCGGACGTGGGATTCGGGCTTGGTCGCGGGTTTGCGGGACGTCACGTTGAGGTCCTTTTCGACGGCGCCGAGAGCGGCAGCCAGCTTGAGAGGGTCCTTGATGGCGGCCAGCTTCTTGGCCGTTTTCGGATCGCGCTTCAAAGCGAGAACCACGAGAGGGGCGTTGTCCAGCGACTGCACAATCACAGCCTGTTGCTCCAGATCAAACGTCTCTTGAGCCCAGTGCTCCGCTTCGTCCATGTCGGGTGCGCGCTTCTTCAAGTCGTCGCGCTTCTTGACATAGTCGGCGTGCGTGTCGGCGATCTTCTTCTGCTGGCCATCGGCTTTCGCCTTCTGCTCAGCTTCGTAGCGCTCGACGTCAGCCTTCTTCGCGACCCATGCTTTGGTCTTTTGGACCAGCTTGGCGCTGTCCCAGTTGACGTCGTCGTCATCCGGGGTCGGCTCGGGCGGAAGCACAGGGGCTGCTGCTGCACGAGGAAGGGGCTGTTGTGCTCGTACTCGGGTCAACTCCTGTGAAAGCTCGCGGTTCCTTCGGCGGAGTTCCTTCGCCCACGTCGGCGCGGGTCCCGTGTCCTCCGTCGAGAGCGCTGGCGCTGCACTCTTTCCGATCCTGACGTCGATCTCGTCGTTCGCCTCGTCGTCGCCCGCAGCGTCGTCGGCCTTGCCGTCGGTGCTGTCGTCCTGCTTCGGGTTTCCGTCGTCGGCGCCTTCGCCGTCGTCTTTGCCCTCGGGCTGGTCGGTCTGGGCGTCGGTCTCGGCGCTTGTGTCCACGTCGTCAGAGTCGGGGTCTGCCGTTGCCATCGTCGTGTTGTCCTTGTCCGCACCCTGGATTGCCGGCTGGGTGGAGCGCCGCGCGGCAACCCTACCCCGCGGCGCATGTCAAGTGCAATAGAGTGCAGTGTCGATGGGGCGGAAATGCAGCGCGTCGCGTTGGGACGCCGTGATGGGCAGATTGGCCATCACGGTCGGTGGAGCGCAGGCAAG